GACGAATTCAGAATCAAAATTGATATCAGTCGAAACCAGCGACAGCTTTTGACCTGCCGCCAAATTGCCTGCCGTGCCGGAGGTTGTGCAAATAAGCGTTGCAGCAACTGTACCGTCGACTGCAGCGATCGCATCGACCTGCACCATATACATGATGCCGTCCTCGCGCTGCATGACTGTTCCAGCTCCAAGAACCTCTGTTGGCGTACCAGTACCGGTTACACCACCAATTGCCGCCGTAGCTTCTTTACGCGGGATGCCATAGGCAATAAGCCAATCGTCCAGATATTCATCGCTGGACTTTGTAGGGATCGCCTGCTTGGACACGTAGTCGCGAATGTAGCGATATGCACCGTGGATGCCGACGCCATGCACAAAGGATTGTGCCGACAAGTTGGAGCGTGCAACGGCGATATCAGACGCGGACATAGCCGCGCCCTCGGCCTGTGTGGCCTCAACCATTGCCTGCTGCAGCAACGTGGCTGCACGGCTTGTCAGATCATCGATAGAGGGAATGGCTGGCAAAGTCATTATGATTTCCAAACGTGGTTACAGACGTGGCATTTATGACTGCAGCCATAATTCCAATGCTGGAACGGAGACGTTCCACAGCGCGGGCATTTGACATCAATCATTGCGATCTCCGTAGGGTTGTTCCCCACAGGACGTCATAGTCTGGCCGTCCGTTGGTTGTTGAGCGCCAGATTTGCGGGCGAATAGCCAGGCGGTCGTTCGACTCACCTGTCCACGACGTTTCGACGATAATTTTTTGAGCCATATTCGTTCGCACCATCCACTGCAGCGATTCCCAAGCCGCAAAACGCGCACGCTCTTCGATATCGACGGTGGATTTCGTCACATAGCACTGCCAGAGGTCAGAACCCCAAGCATCACCAGGACTGACGAACTCATCACCACACCAGCCGCGACGGTCTGTCTGGTTGTGCGGCAATCGCACGTCACGGCCAGCGCGACGGTCGATGAATAGCGACAGAATGACCGCTGTGTGCAACGTGTCGTCGCACTCCAGCACATACTCTTTCAGCACCACTGCCATTGGCGCGGCGACGATACAAGGATTGTCAAAGCTAAGGTAAGAGAAGGAGGACGCCGCAGCAGCCAGCCCAAGCTGCCAATCGAATGGCAGCGAGAGCGGGTTACTTTTTGGAGTGGCGGTGCGGATATCGATCATGGTGTAGCCATGATCGGTTTAAAGCAGGTTTAAGTATTTGTGAAACGTTTCATAAACAGCGGTTATTACTAGACCTTGCTAGGCCCATCTGTACGATCCAATCCTTGCTGCACATTACCGTGGTCATGCTCACCGACGTTGACGCCGTCAATCATGCCGGTGCCTTCGACGTTGATGGTCTGGCTGGCCAGCGCTGCGCTTGCAGTTACGGTCGGGGTATTAAAAGCCGCCGAGGTTGCCGCATTTACTATGTAGGTTTGAGTATTGACCTCATAGATGTCACAGTCGACAACGATCTTTTTTCCTGCCTTCAACGTGACGCTATGGCCTTCCTTGTGCCACACCGACACTTCGTCCAGCTCAAGTTTTGGGCGGCTGGCCGTCTGATCCATGCGCAGTACCAGGAGGTGGCCACCGACTTCAATCACTATTCCTTCACCAGCCGATGGACGTGCTGAGAAGCCGTAGTCCTGCAGGCGTTCGACATCGTCGCGGCCAAACGTATCATTCACATCGACGCGTACCTTTTGCACGGCACCGCTGTCTTGCTGTGCGCGCATGCGTGCGCGACGGATCATGGATTGTTTGCTCATTTCACGCTCAATACTTCAAGGTCACCGGAGTCATCTGATTTCTTCTTTTTCTTCCGTGGCTTGATAGGCACAGTATCGTATGCATCCTTTGGCCGCACGAGTATGTCGACCACGTCGCCATCCTTGAGGTCGCATTTCTCATTGATCTCGGCAATCAACCACATATCGCCATCCAGCTCTGCGATAGGATCGTAGATCGGCACCAAGGTATTGACCTCCCACGGCTTGCCCTTGAATGTCCATCCTTCAAGGCGATATCGCAGCCCATAGGACTGGCCCCGGCGCACGCGCATCGTATGCTCTACCAGGCGACGCATATCGGCGGTCTCGGCATTGCCATCAGCATTGACGATCAGAGGCAAGTAGCGGGTGATTTCAGCATCCTTGAAGACTGCTTTCTGCTGCATCGATTCACTGAACTCTTTGTCCGACTTCTTCTGGCCGTAGCCGATGTAGGTGCTGAATCGGTCAGCATCAGAGCCGACACCTTCCATCGATATCACGTTCTGGCCGCGAACAATCGCGCCGTGGCTCTTTGTCTTGCCAGCCTTGGTCAGCAATACTTCACCGAGCCTGTTGGTGGTCACCAATACCCCGCGCAAGCGCGCAGCGCGTGACAGCGCGGACAGCACGGTTTCTCCATGCTCGATGCTGAAGTCAGGCAATGCATCGCCCACGTCTGTTTCAACCACCACCTTGATTTTGAATGGCGCTACCAGATCGCGTGCAATCTGATCCAGCTTTGCTTTGCGCCATTGACCGCCCTTGTAGATCGCAGAGCCTTTGACCAAATCGCCTGTGCGGCTAAGTCCTTCGACCTTGATACCGCAGTCGTCATAGCGATAGAAAGGCTCAGCCGACAGCACGATGCCGGTCACAAGCAACGTGTCATTGATACGTACTTTGATCGTGTCCTGGCGATTGATGTTTGGACGCTGGCCGGGGATGTAGGTGACCGGGATCGTGAAGCGCGATGCAAGGTTCTCGATGGAGCGCTGGATGTTGGATTCCAGCCAGCCAACGTAGTCGAATCCGTTGACCGTGACGACAACCTTTGCATCTTCCTTTGTGTAGATATCCATGTCAGTCCCGTTTAATGATGCGCAGCGGCGTGCCTGGTGGAACCAGTAGCGGGTTACGAATGTGCGGGTTCATCGCCATGATCTCGTTCGCCCAGCGGACGGTGCCGAAGAGGCGATAGCTGATGTACAGCACCGGTTGCCATGTTTCAGGCGTATAGGTAGTGATGCGCGCCAGATCCTCCGACCGTGCCTTCAGATCGGCCAATACAGCAGAATGCAATGCCACCATCGCATCGTGGTCGCCTACACCTCGGCGCAGCATCTTGCCGAATTGCTGATTGAAGTCCTGACGCAGCGCCAGTGCCTGGTCGTAGTTGTTCAGATCGACTTGTGCGATCGCTTCCGCTGCAGCGACCGTTGCCATGCCTTCAAATAGGTCTGACAAGCACTTGAATGCTGCGACCTCCTTCTGGCGCGTAACCGTGGGATAAGGGCTGGCAATAGGCTCCAACGCCGTTGTCAGATCAATGCCGGCACTGATCGACGTGACCACACCGCTGGACTGATAGGACGACGCGACGTTCGACGATGGGCTACTCGACCAAAGGCTGCGTAACGTACCAAATTGATAGAGCGCATCGGACGAAGATAGATTTTGCGGGATACGCATGATGTCACCGACCATGCCGCCGATAATGTCCTTGAGAGCGAACAGTTCGTTGGTTGGGTACGTGATGAACTGCTTGACCATGTTGTCGAACTTTGACGCTTCACTCTGAATGCTGGACACAGTTGACCAAACTGTCTCGAAAGCATCGCGCATCCCGGTTCGCAGGTTGTCCAGCGACCAGCCAGGCGCAGCACTGGTGTCGAAGTCTTCTGTGAATTTTTCCGAGATTGACTGCTTTGCCGCCGCACTGGTGTCAGCCAGCTTCTCTGCACTGTTGACCTTGGCAGTTGGATAGCGCCGCTCTTCGGCACGTACAAACGTCAGCTCAAGCCGCGCAACACCACCTTCTTTAGTTGGCGCTTCCTTGACTGTGTACTTCCCATGTTGATAGGCGCGTATGCTGCCTTGCGTCGGATGGATCAGGATGCCGTCACCACTCATTACTTCGCGCAGCGCGTTGAGCTTGTCCAGGTAGTCGTCGCCGATTACGTAGCCTGAAAACTTGATTTCCTCTGCGGTCGCACCCATCGAAAAGACGGTCGGCAAATCCTGAAACGGATATTCCCGCAGGACAGTGTTCTGACCCGCAGTCATATCGACGGTATCTACTTCAAAATCCACCCCGCGCCAGTTCGCTGTGCGCAGTTGGTTAAGCCATGCGATTTCTTCCATTGTTACCTTCCTGCAGGATTGGTTGATCCGGCGTCAATCTGCACACCGTTGAGATGCTGTACTGCAGTTGATCTAACCTGGACGCGATCATCACGCACCGTTACGTCCACAGCCAGGCGGCCGTTCTTCAGATCGACCTCGACCTTTTG